CCAGCAGCGGCAGCCGGGGCAGCGGCGTGGGCAGCTTGGCCAGACCACGGGGCGCCACCGGAAGCAGTCGGCGCAGCAGTGGCAAGCGCACCAGCGCCAGCGGATACCGGCTCGTACTTCTTGATGATGTTGCTCTCGCGCTTGCGGTCGTCGATCTCGACAGCCACGGTGATGAGCATCGGCTTGTTGTGCAGTTCAGCCGAATCGCTGGGCTTGATGACATTCACGGCGCGGCAGATGGCGCCCAGTTCGCGCTGTGCAATATCCACGGCGGTCTGGTTCGGATTGACAAGGTTCAGACGTGCCCACAACTTGCGCCCTTTCTGCTGGCCGTCCAGCACTTCAAAGGTGAATTGCAGGAACTGGCCGGTGCCTGACTTGGTGGGCTTCATTTCGGAAGCGGTGGCAATCACCACGTATTGCCCTTCGGGCAGCGCGGAGAACTCTTGTTGCTCGGGTACTTGGGAGGCGTCAAAGCCTGCGAGATTGGCCATCATTCGATCCTTTCGTTATAGCAGTTGGTAAAAAGTTAAGGAAATCTCAATCATTCAGGCAGCAGAAGCCGCCAGAGCGTTTGCAAAAGCGTTCCAGTCCAGCGGCAGCGAGGCCGGCAGGTTGTAACGGTTCTTTGCCAGATAGGCCGGCATTTCCTGTGTGTACAGAAGGCGCTCGCCCGTGGTGATACCGCGATTGACCTGCTTGTTGAAGCCGACCTCATCTTTCTTTACGATGGTGCGGTAGTTGGCGAACAGGACGGCATCGGCCCATTCCTGCAACAGCGCAGAGGCACGCGATTGCAGCTTGGGTTGGTAGCGGTCATACGGTTCGACCTCGGGCGAATCGAAACGCTTGATCTCGCAATGCCCGATGATGATGACCGCCATGTTCTTGTCGTTGCGCAGGGCGTTGAAGCCGTCCAGAACCTCGCGCCACTTGTCTGCCAGGAGCAATGCACCCTTGCCGTAGGCTAGTTCCTTGGCGTCATGCTTGGCTTCGATCTCTTGGACGAGGATGCTTTCAAGCCAGTCTGCCGAATCCAAAACCACGGACTTGTAATCATGCGGGTCGGTGTAGAGTGTGCGAATCGCCTCCATCACGTCGGCGCTGGTCTTGGCCAGCGGGAAGCTGCTGGTGTCAATGCTGCCCAAGCCATCCTCCGTGCAGATGAAGATGGGATCTGACGCATTGGCGGCAAACGTGCTCTTGCCGATGCCGTGTGTGGAGTACATAAAGATGCGCGGGGCGTGAATCATTTTGCCCTTGCGGATAGAGTCAAGGTTGAATGCCATCGGTCGTTCCTTTCGTTGATGTGCCGCGTGAGCGGCGGTTGTTTGCCTGTTCTGCCCGCATCGCCTACTCCGTGATGATTCGTGAAGGCTCGACGTTGTGTTCTGGCGCCGTGTCCTCAATGGTTTCGTATCGCTTGACATTGCCAAGGATCGACTCCAGCAGGACTAACACCATCTGGTGCGCTTGCGCTTCAGGCTCTACCTTGTCGCCAAAGTCAGCAGACACGGTTACGGATTCGCCGTCGTCGGCTATGGTGATTGATGCAGTAGCCATTACGCAGCCTCCTTTTGCATGGAATAAAACAGGTCGTGCAGGCATTTCAGCTTTCCGTCTGGAAGGCGGGTGATGAGGTCAATATGCCCTTCGATTTCACACCAGCAGTCCGACACCAGCATCACGCCGAAGCGTGAGAAATTCTTGATCGGTTGCCTCAAAAGCCACTCCATTTTCTGTCCGATTGAGTAAATCTCAACCTTACAGGCGTGACAATGCTCATCGGCAAGCAGTCCCTGATAACGGCGCTCGGCAGCCAAGTAGCCCTCCAGCGGCCAGAGCTTTCCGCGGGCATCGTCATGGGCCAGACTCTCGCCCAGTTCCTGATCGAAGTCAGCGGGATTGACGCAAGCCGACTGGCCCAGCACCGTGAAGCCATTGACCATCTTGATGGCGCAGATGGTGGTGGTCGTGCCGGGCATCCGATGGTAGGCCACAGTATCAATACGAAGGTCGATTGACTGATTGGTGACGGCGCTCATGCTGCGACCTCCACGGGCTTGACCTCAACGGCGGTCTTGGCGGGTGCCACGGTGATGGGTAGCAGCTTGTAGATGTCGGGCTGGTTGTCGGACAACCACTTGACGCCCTTTTCATCCAGTTTAGGCTCGGACTTGACGGGGTGCATTTCGGCGGGAATCTGGGCCTTGATCGTCTCCCAGGTTTTCCAGTCCATTTTGCGGCTGATCTTGCCGGTGACAGTGATCTTGAATCCGGTGACATCCACGGTCTTGGCGCCTTCGTCGCGCTTGCCGGTTAGCGCCACGATCTGATCTTCGATGGCGATGCGTTCGGCGTTGGCCTTCTGCTCGGCTTGCTTGGCTTTCAGCCAGTCGGCGCATAGTTGCTCGATCGTCTGGCTCATAGCGTCATCCCCGCATTGCGCCACGCAGTACGGACGCGCAACAACGGCGGCATGTGCCGGTAGATGCGCAGATAGTACATAAAATCGGTCAGAAATTTCTTCACTTTCGCTCCTTCGTTGGTTAAGGGAAACTCAATCATACATGGCGTTGAGAAAAACTCAACCATCGGAACGAAAAAAAATTATATAGCGTTGAGTCTGGTTGGTTAAATCAGGCTCTTGCGGATGGTAATTTCTGTCACCAGGCCAATGATTCTGACGCCTTCATCCATGCGGTAGGTGGGGAACCGGATGTCGTCGGCGACCAGCAGATCGTCGCCGCCTTCACGCACGTACTTGCGTAGCACGGGTTCGCTGGCTTTGCTGATAACGGCCAGCACGACTTGCCCAGACTCGGGCACATGGGCCTTGCTGATAACGGCATAGCACCCGGTCGGGCAGGCGCTGGACAGCGCATCGCTGGCCACCAGCATGGCCGCTGCGGTTTGTGGCGGATAGGCAACAGCGGTTTGCAGCAGTTCCACCACAACATCCCAGTGCCAGCGGGCCATTGCAGATGCTGGGACAACGGGAACAGTGAAGATCGTGGCTTCTTGCTTGTTGCCAATGGCGGCCTGCTTGCCGCTGTCCACGCCCAGTAGCCAGTCGCAACTGACATGATACCAGCGGGACAGTTCGGCCAGGGCGGAGGCGGAAGGCTCGGTCTTGCCCTGCTCCCATAGATTGATGGCGGAGGCGGATAAGCTCATGTGTTTGGCGGCATCCCGTTGGGTGATTTCGGGGGTGATGGCCTGACGTGCAGCACGCAGGCGCTGGGCAAGTACGGGTTTCATAGGTCGCTCCTTCGGTCGCTCGTTCAGTTATTTTCATGCGTTTGGTCAGTATAAAGAAATACTCAGCCTTGGCAATATGGCGATTTCTGTATAACATTGAGTTTTTCTCAATCGAAAACGTGAAATGACCAGAACAGACGAACCCATCGGCTACACGGTGGAAGGTATTTTGGCGATGGCCGGGGGGCGCGGTGCCGTGGCGACGAAACTAGGCATTTCTGTTCAGTCGGTGGTGAAGTGGGAGCGGCGCATTCCGGCGCCCCATGCTCGAAAAATTGCCGTGATGGCAGGACTTCCGCTGGAGATCGTGCGCCCGGACATGGTGCAGCGTGGACACGACGAAGCCAGCGACTACGCGAAGGCCGCCAGCAAATGATGAAGCGCAGCAAGCGCATGCGTGTGATCGAGATGCGGGAGGATTGAACGTGGCGCCACCACTGAACAAGGGCCGTCGCATCGTCAAGGTCAATGCCATGTCGCAGGCCAAGCTGATCGCTCTCATGCTCGAAGGCGTCTATACCTGCGAGCAACTGGCCGAAGAAACCGGCCTGCATTACGTCACCGTCTTGCAATACACCCGCGAACTGCACCGGGCCAAGGCCGCGCACATTTCAAGCTGGGAAAAGGACAGCCGTGGGCGCGATGCCATCAAGGTCTATCAGATCGGCAAGGGGCGCGATGCCAAGCGCGAGAAGATGGCCGCCGCCCAGCGGCAGGCACGTTACCAGGCCAAGAAGCGGGCACACGCCATGTGCCAACTGTTTGCCGGAAAGCAGGCGTCATGACAGAAGAAAAACCACAATCATCCATCTTCGCCGAATTCGCGTGGAAGTTCATTGAGCGAGACATTAGCGTTATCCCGATTGCACCAGGCAGCAAGAAGCCCGGCCAGTGGTCTGACAGCCAAGGCTGGCGCGGCATGGGCGACTGGACGCGCTTCGCCCAGCGCATGCCCACCGACATTGAAATCGAACACTGGGAGAAGTGGCCGGATGCCGGTATCGGCGTGGTGCTCGGCAAGATGTCAGGCCTCGTGGCACTGGACAAGGACTACGACTTGCCGGGGGGCGGCAATGACGCGCTGCAAGCCCTGATACCCTACAGCCCGGTCGCCAAGAAGGGCGAGAAGGGCTGGACGCGGTTCTACCGCTGGAACGGCGAGAAGTCATGCAGCTTCGACGTGGGCGGTATGCGCGTGCTCGATGTGCTGTCGGACGGCAGGCAGACCGTGGTGCCGCCGACGATTCACCCCACCGGCCTGCATTACACGTGGATCACCGAGGACACGCTCGATTCGATCCTGTCGGCTGACGAACTGCCGATGCTGCCCGACGATTTCCTCCAGCAAGTCGAAAAGCTGCTGGCGCCCTACCAGTCTGACCGCGACAAGAAGCACCAGAAGAAGCACGTCGCGCCCAAGGAGGACGACGGCCACATCAACACCGACCTGTCGATTCAGGCCGAATACTTCCGCGACCTGAACAACGCTGCACTGGCCCGCCTGGATGACTGGGTGCCCAAGATCATCCCGACCGCGAAGGCCGATCACGGCGGCTTCCGGTGCGTGGCCACGTGGCGCAACTGCGCGAATCCGAACATCGGCATTCACCCGCACGGCATCCGTGACTGGGGCGGTGGCTACGGCATGACCGCCGTCGATCTGGTGATGTACGCCAATGGCCTGACCTTCCAGCGTGCCGCTGAATCCCTGCGCAACTGCCTTGCGCTGGCCGAACCGGAACCGCTCCAGATGACCGTGGGCGGCATGCCACAGCACCAGGCGCAGCCCGTGGCCCAGCCGGTGAAGTTGCCGCCGCTGCCATGGCAGAAGATGGTGGAACAGCCCGCAACCGTGATGTTGCCGCCGACCACAAGTGATGAACCGGCGAAAGCCATCCCGCGCTTCATCACTAACCCGCCCGGTATCCTGAACGACATCGCGCAGTGGATCACCGCCACCGCACCGAAGGCCCAGCTCGAGTTATCCCTTGCCGCGGCTATTTCGCTGGCGGCCACTTGCACGCAGCGCATCTACCGCAGCAATCTGGCCAAC